CAGTCTGTGCGCAGTAGACTTGGCTACAAAGATAGAAGCAGGAAATTCTCTGTCCGCATGAGGATATTATATCATCGCTCTTGAGAGCGTTGATACCGGTTTTGAAGGTGTTTTGTTGGGAAGTATCCCTGTTCGATAATATAACAAGATAAAGACCCGCTGGCGTTTTCGCCGCGGGTCGCCCACAAAGCCCCGCAGTGCGGGGCTTTTCCGCTTTGCAGATTGTAGGCGTTTTCAGCGCATTTCAACATAGCTGTAGGCGCTTTTTCTGAAAAAGCACCGTGCCGCAGGGGTTTGCGCCCACAAGAACTGACATCAAGCGAAAGGATGACAACTATGCCGAAAGAACAGATGACCATCCGGCTCTATCCTGAAACGCGCAGGCGAATGGATAGCTGGCTGGAAGAAAGCAACAGCAAAAACCGAAATGAATTCGTAGAAAAGGCTCTGCGCTTCTACATGGGCTACCTCGGAGCAGGAGATATCACCGAGTATCTCTCGGATGCATTGGTGGCAGCGCTGCGCGGGATCATTGCGGATAATGCCAACCGCACCAACAGTCTCCTGTTCAAGTGTGCGGTGGAGCAAGGCATCATGGCTCATACCATTGCCGCCCACTTCCGTGACACGATGGAGGACCGCCGCGCCCTGCGCGGCTATGTGGTAGACGAGGTACTGCGCACTAACGGTCAAATCAAGTTCGAAGATGCCCAGGATATCCAGCGGCAGTTGCCAGATGACACATGGCGAAACTGATTTTCATCTCGCCCTATATGAAAGGCGGAAGAGATGCCGCTCGGCTGGCCCATCGCACCCGCTACTTTGCCACCCGTGAGGGTGTACAGCTCCTCAAGGATGACAACGCCCATCTCCCGGCTACAAAGAAACAGCAGAAGTACATCCAGCGCCTGCTCCGCAGCTTCCCTGAAGCGAAGGAACTACCAGAGCATGAGGACTATGCAAACACACCCAATCGGCAGACTGCCTTTGACCTCATCGAACAGATACACGAAGATTTCGTCGAGCCGATGGACAGCCGAGAAAACTATCTGGACTATGTTGCAAACCGTCCCGGCGTAAAATCGTTGGGCGAACACGGTCTGTGGAATGTCGATGGAAAAGTTATCTCGCTGGAGAATGCCGTAGCAGAAGTGGCACAGCATCAGGGAAATGTGTGGACACCGATCATCTCCCTCTCTCGTGAAAATGCGGAGCGGCTGGGATATACAGACATTGAGAACTGGCAGGCACTCATCAACGCCTCCATCACGGACATCGCCAAGGGCTATAAGATCCATCCGGATCATCTGCGTTGGTATGCGGCACTCCACGAAAAAGAGAAGCACCTCCATGTCCACATGGTCATCTTCTCCACTGCCCCCAAAGAAGGTTTCCTCACCAAGCAGGGTATCCGCAGTATCAAGTCTGCACTGGTCAGCACGATCTACCGAAACGAGCGTCTGCACATCTATGAGCAGAAAGATCATCAAAGAAGTATTCTACAACAGGAAGCAGAAGAACAGATGGCGTCCCTTATTGAACAGATGTCGACGGGGACATTGCAGAATGACAAACCGGAGTTGCTGGTGGCAGACCTTGCCAAGCGGCTTCAAGAAGTCGATGGCAAGAAAGTCTACGGTTACCTGCCGCCCCGCATCAAGCGTATCGTGGACGAGATCGTGGATGAGTTGGCGAAGGACGAGCGTGTGTCTGCCGCCTATTCTTTGTGGCAGGATCTTCGAGAGCAGCTCTGTATCGACTATAACCAGACGCCGCCGCAACGCATCCCCTTGTCCCAACAAAAAGAGTTTAAGACGGTACGCAATATGGTCATTCGAGAGACGCTCCGGCTCTCGGAGACGAACTTCACCTTCGAAGATGATGCCATGACGGATGAGCCGGAGCCAGAATATCCACCTGCACACCCGGCTCAAAGTCCAGCACAAACTATCTATCAACAGGCACATTTTTATCGAAGGGCAAAAACTGTATTGAACGATGCGGACGCAGATCCCGGCGAGAAAGCGATGGCGCTGGTCACGCTCCGCCGCTTGTGGAAAGATGGCTACTCCATCGCTGCCCATCAGCTTGGGAAAGCGTATCGGGATGGGGTGGGATCTCCAGTTGACCAGGAAGCGGCGGCCGAGTGGTTTCGCAAATCCGCAGAGGCTGGAAACGACTGCTCCGCCTATGCACTGGGAAAGCTGCTGTTGGAGCAGGGCAAGTTTTCGCAGGCACGAAGCTGGCTGCAAAAAGCGGCAATGCAGAAGAATCAATACGCACAATATCGTCTCGGTAAGCTGCTGCTCATCGGTGCAGATGATGTTCCCACAGATATGGATGCCGCCATCCGGCATCTGAAAGATTCTGCTGCACATGGCAATCAATTTGCGCAATACACATTGGGGAAGCTCTATCTGCTGGGGCATGAAGTGAAAACGGATCGTGAGGAGGCTCTGCTCTATCTTTCTCAGGCGGCAGCACAGGGCAATACCTACGCGCAGTATTTCATCGACCATCAAAACGACTTCAATGGGGCGTCCGTAGGAACTGCTGTCCTTCGGATGCTTCATCAGATGAGCCGCATATTCCGTGAGAACGCCGCACAACCCGCTATCTATGCCGGAATGCAGATCGACAAGAAACGCCGCCGCAGATTGCAGGAGAAGCGCATGGCAATGGGACACAAAGTAGACGACCACGGGGACAGCGGCTTAACTCAGCCATCACAGTAAAGGAGGAACTATGCCCAAATTTATTCCATTCACAGATACACAGAAAGAGCAGGCGGCTTCGGTGGACTTGGAGGAGTTCCTCCGTCGCCGTGGGGAGAAGCTCATCGCATCCGGCAGGGATAAGCGCCTTGTCAGCAACCACAGCATCACCATCCGCGGTTGTGAGTGGTTCGACCATGCCACCGAGCAGGGCGGAAAAGCCATTAGCTTTGTAAAACAGTTTTACGGGCTCAGTTACCCAGAGGCTGTATCAATGCTGCTGGGTGATGATCTCTGCGGAAGTTATCCTGCGGCAAAGGAAAAAGTGCCAGAGCCTGCGAAACCCTTTGAGCTGCCGCAGAAGAACGAGTCCATGCGTCGGGTATATGCCTATCTGCTGCAAAAGCGATGCATCGACCGAGAGATACTCAACGCCTTCGTTCGCAAGAAGCTCATCTACGAAAGCTGCGAGAAATCCAAGGATGGGACAAAGGAATATCACAACGCCGTGTTCGTCGGATTCGATGAACACGGCGTTCCTCGTCATGGACACAAGCGCGGACTGTATACCATCGGCAAAAGCTACCGCGGCAACATCGAAGGGAGTGACCCGAAGCACAGCTTTCATTATCTCGGCGGAGATAACACGCTCTATGTATTCGAAGCCCCCATCGATCTGCTCTCCTATATCTCCCTCCACCCGGAAGGCTGGCAGGAGCATAACTATGTGGCTTGCTGCGGGACATCCTCCATTCCGGTCTTGGAGATGGTGCGGCAGCTCCCCCAGCTCCGGCAAGTGCGCCTCTGCCTGGACAATGATGCTGCCGGTCATGCTGCCAGCGAGCGCATGGCTGAGCTCTTGAAAGAACATGGTCTCACCGCAGTTCGGCTCGTACCGCAGCAAAAGGACTGGAACGACGATCTGACAGCGGATCAGAAAATAGAAAACGGAAGGAGCGACCTATGCCAAACTTTCTGCTGACAATGTGGGATACCCTGAATAGCTCCAATATAGGAGTATTAGTTGCGGCGGGACTTGGAATGTTCGCCGTCATCGGTGGACTCGCCATGCTGTCCTATCATTACACCCTCGGCAGCATCAAATCCCGAACTGTGGGCGATGGTCAGCACGGCACAGCGCGCTGGGCAACGGACAAAGAGATCCGCCAGACCTATGCCCATGTACCGTTCAGGGTCAGAGAGTGGCGAAACGGTCAAGCTCTCCCCACCGAGCAGGGGCTGGTGTTGGGCTGCAAAGGGAAGAAGAATGAAGTGACTGCGTTGGTAGATAGCGACGACATCCATTGCCTGATGATTGCGGCTTCCGGTGCGGGCAAAACGGCGTTTTTTCTCTATCCCAACTTAGAGTATGCCTGTGCATCAGGTGTCAGCTTTCTGGCTTTGGATACCAAGGGCGACCTCGCCCGCAACTACGGCTCCATTGCTCAAAAGTATTACGACTACAAGCATATCTCCGTCATTGATCTGCGCAACCCCACCCGCTCGGACGGTAACAACCTACTGACACTCATCAACCGCTATATGGACATTGCAAGAACGCAGCCGGATGATCTTGCCGCCAGAGCTAAAGCGGAGAAGTATGCCAAGATCCTCGCAAAGTCTATCGTCAGCCCGGAGGGAAACTCCGACCATGGGCAAAACGCATTTTTCTATGATGCGGCCGAGGGACTTCTGTCCTCTGTCATCCTGCTTTTGGCGGAGTTTCTGCCGCCGGACAAGGAACATCCAGAGGAGCGCCGTCATATCGTGTCCGTCTTCAAAATGGTACAGGATCTGCTGGAGCCGTCTAAAGTACGGGGTAAGTCGCAGTTTCAGGTGCTCATGGATAAACTGCCTTCTGAACACAAAGCCCGCTGGCTGGCGGGGGCAGCACTCAACAGTTCCGAGCAGGCGATGGCCTCCGTCATGTCTACCGTGCTGTCCCGGCTGAATTCCTTTCTGGATTCGGAGCTGGAACAGATCCTATGCTTCGACAGTGCCATTGACGCTGAGATGTTTGCTGCGGAGAAGTCTGCCATCTTTCTCATTCTACCGGAGGAGGATACTACAAAAAACTTCATGGCGGGTTTGATGATCCAAAACCTCTCCCGTGAACTTTTCGCCGTAGCGGATGAGAACGGCGGCAAGCTGAAAAACCGCGTCATCCTCTTCTGTGATGAGCTTGGCACCATGCCGCCCTTTGATATACTGCCCCTGTTCAGTGCGGGACGCTCTCGCCGCCTGACACTGGTACCCATTATCCAGTCCATGGCACAGTTGGAGAAGAACTATGGTAAAGAGGGCGCATCTATCTTGATGGACAACTGCCAGGATGTGATCAGCGGCGGCTTTGCGCCCAACAGCGAGGCGGCAGAGACTTTTTCCAAAGCCCTCGGCAGCCGCACAGTTTTGTCTGGCACAGTCAGCCGTGGCAAGAATGACCCCAGCCAAAGTCTGCAAATGATGGAGCGTCCACTGCTGACGGCGGACGAACTCAAGTCAATTCCCAAAGGCAACTTCATTGTACAGAAGACCGGATGCCACCCCATGCGCACTCACTTGCGGTTATTTCTTGAATGGGGCATCACCTTCGACGAGGAATACCGTGTGGCAGAGCAGTCTGCCCGTAAGGTCTACTATGCTGACCGAGAAGCGCTGACTCGTGCCATTCTGAAGAAATACCCGCCCAAGCTGCCAGAGCAGCAGAGCAAGCGCTCCTCCAAGAGTGCTGGACAAATGCACGATTCACCCATGCAGGACATGATCGTTGCCGAGGACATCGATTATGCGCACCAGCCGAAACGACACGCCTATAACCTGCCCCATCAGGAGGATACACCGTGAGTTACTTCGATACCATCTATGCGGATACCCTTTTGCCGCACCGCGCGATTCCTGTTTATATGTACCTCAAAGACCGCTCCGGCAGCACCGGAAGCTGTTGGCCCGGCATCAAGACCATAGCCAGAGACCTCAATCTCTCCCGCAGCACGGTCAAGCGGGCACTGACAGATCTGGAGCAACATGGCTACCTTGCCAAGCTGCCCCGGCATCGTCCAAATGGGAGCAACACCTCCAATCTTTACACACTTTTATGAGCAAAAGTGGTTGGTATCATAATATGATACCAACCACTTTATTCAAATAAAGTACAGATGATTTCATTTCTCAAAGGGGGAACTGCGCCTATTTGTTGAACCGAGGACGGGGTCAATATGAGCCCACCAGAACAGCCCACTCTATCGGAGATTAAGGCAGAGAAAGAACAGTCATTCCATGTAGAGAATTATCAGAGGTGACTCCTTCTATTAGTCACACCCGTGATAGTCCCAATAAGAGTCAGAAAGGGAATCGGGACCACAATCTGTCTCGTCATAGTCGTAATAGAAATTAGAAGTCGGCGAAGTGTATACCTTTTCAATCTTGGCCTCATCCTTCCTGAGATCCGAACGCCTCAGTTCCTCGCGCCTCCAATCTCCAGACATCTCTGTTTCCTGCAAGGAGTGGTACTTTGAAGTTCCTGAGTCTGCCTTGAGTGTATTTTTTTTATACTCATCGAGCCAGGAAGCACTCGAAGCCTTTTGGCTATTGGCTGTATTCAAATTCGTGGTTCTATTACTCGATAGGATGGCTTTGCACCGCGGGCATACTCCAGCGTAGTTACTTACGATGCTACAGCATTTGGGACATACGACCATCTTCTCTCTTTTGCCGCTTTGTACCGAATCCTGTTCTGCGGGCTCCTCGTTTTGTCGAACAGAAACTTGTGACTCCACTTCACATGCATTTGCACTTTTAGGGCATTCGGTTTCCTTGAATTCGTTATAGCCTGAAGTCGAGGCTGCAGGATACAGTTGACTTTGTCCGTGTTTCTCTGCTATCTTAGGCTCATTCTCGACTCGACTGTAATGCACGATGGATGCGCTTGGGAACAGCGAAGGAACTTGTTCCTCAAATTTATCAGGCAAAGTGACTTCTCGAATGCTCGTCCCAATAAAGGCGTCGTTGCTTATCACCTCTACGCTTGGGGGAATTATAATTCTCTTTAACTTCCCGCAAAAGCTAAAGGCATGGGGCGGGATTGCGCGTATGGATTTAGGGAGTATGAGGCGTTCAAGACTGCTACAGCCCTCAAAGCAACCGTCCCCTATCTCGACTAATCCAATCGGAAGTATCACAACTTGGAGATTTCTACAGCCTCTGAACGAATATTTTCCAATTCTTTCAATAGCCCTAGATAGAGGAAAGCGAACTCCGGAGATTGCACTATTTTCAAAGGCTCCATCTTCAATAAACTTCACGCCATCCGGAATAAGCACTGCACCGCCGGTGCCTATAAAGCGAACCAAATGCCCAAGGCTTATTTCAAACTGCTTGACAGATTGGACGGTTTGCTTTTCCTGCAGACCTGCGGCACAATTACTTTGGCTTTTGATGGGATTGGGCGATGTAGCCACTGCTTCCGCCATAGAACAACCGCAATGCGGGCATTGTATTGCATGTGTGCTTAGTTTCCCGCCGCATTTAGAGCATTTTATTAACGCCATAATCTTTTTCTCCATAAGGGTCAAGTCACTACAGCGGCCGTTCCATACATTTTCGCACTTCTTCAAGAAAAGACTTCAACGACCTGCTGGTGCTTGCTTCTGATCTCCCCAAAGACAGAGAAATCTCACGAGCAGATGGGACTTCTCCGGTTTCACAATAATGCTTAAACATTCTTTGATCAAAGAAACTATGTGAGGCAGGATTGATGTAGTCAATGACCTCAGGATAGTAAGAGAGTATTTTAGCAGATAGCAACGGTGAGATTGCAATTTTTTGCCTCTGCTGGCAGCTCTGGAACCGCTTCTCTACGCAACTGAGAAAACGAGAAACCGTGTCTCGGTTTTCCATTTCAAGCTCAACATTGTCCCCTGCTGGTAATAGGTCAAGAATATTTGCATCTTCGTCACTGACGCCAGTAGGTAATATCACAGCCTCTTGATTCAGTTGCAGAAGCCTTCTAATCTCATCTTCTGCAACCGACAAAATGGCACTCGCTTTTCGAGGAAATTTTTCCTCGTCCAGAGCACAGTGAAGATGACGTGCAAGACACTTTAGCTGTGCAATGCTTTTTTGATCTGCTTTGGATAGATGAATCCCGCCCCGTTTAATCACGGTTGCGTTTTCAGCAATACTTCGCGCGTATCGGCGCTTCATGGACAGCATAAAGTAGTTCAGAAAACTGCCTTTGTCAGGGTTGAAGCTCTTCAAGCATTGGTCTATCGTTTCAACAATTTCAAGTCCCATATCGCTGTAGCGGCTACTTAATGATTGCAAATACAGATAAACGTTCTCAATCAACTCAAATCTGGCTTTTTGATATAAGGTTGGAAGCCCTGCCGTACCAGGCATGAAAACCTGAGAGGTGTTGATTTTGACAGCCAGCTCATCTAATACCATATCCTTTTCCTCATATCGTAAGCAAGGCGTCAAGCATTTTTCTCGCTTTTTCGGTAGAATCACAACTGATTGTGTATATCAGAGATGTTAGATTAAGAAGAGATGAATAATCACACAAGACAGGGCTATTGGGTCGATCTTCAACAAAGTATACGCGGCGATAGAGAATCCGCTCAACCTTGCTATTCAAGTGTTGCGTGGCAAACGAAAGCGCAGCGAACAAGAGTATCGGTAGGTCTTTAGAGCCGTATGTGGTATCCGCATAGATGCTTGCGCCCGAAGGAATTGCTCCTACAATATCCCGTATTATGCGGGCATAGGTATTGCTGCCCTCCGAAAATGGGATTTGAATGATAGTGTAGTCAATTGAATTCACCTTGTCTGAACAGCACGACTTGAACTCGCTTTCAAACACTTGAAGGTTCTTCTTCCAGAACTGTGCTGGATCACATTTGCACAAGAGGATAACACGCAGATTATCCTCTTGTGTAACAATGTGCGGCATATAGCTGGCAACGGGATAGACAACAGGGAAACTGGCTGCAGGTATTGATGAATCCTCCCCTACGTAGCTGAGTGGGGTTGGATTTTCCTGCATAGTGACATTACATATTACTACCTTTTGCATATAGTTCCCTCATTATATTAGGGCGAATGATTTCTCTACTGCCCATTTCGCGAAAGCGGCCCGCTTTCCGCTTTCAAATAGAACAGTAAAAGTTTCTCGCTGCACATCAACAATCCGACCCAAGCCAAATGTGTCATGGCGTACCCTCATGCCAAATCTAACATATTCGGCAGTTAATCTTTTAACGGCATTAGCTACATCTATGTCTCCCGCAACACTGCACTCCCTGACCAAAATCTCAGCATTAGACAGTATAAGAGGAACTGCATCCTCCGGCCAGGCTGCTGGGTCGCGGTGAATTAGTGTATTGCGCATATTTGCAAGATCGATCGCTGCAGTAAGAAATCTGTCCGGTTGGGACAAGCGACTAGAGTTCGACCAGCTCTTCACAACATCTTCGTTAATCTTGTATTTGCCAGAGCGTACAACAAAATGCTGTATTCCTGCGTTCTTCAATGTTGTTAACTCATCTCCATGTGGGTCCGGCTCGCTCAAAAGGCGTGTAAGATATCCTACTGCCGGAGGCGATGTCCGGCATCCTTTTTGGGCAATTCTGCGAATGTCGGAAACAATTCGATCTATAATAGCTGAGTCCATTGTGATGAAGGGAGTGGCTGCTGGCCCTGAGAATTCTTGCAGAATGGTCTCTGCCATGCGCTGCATATTATGTGCGAACTCCGTATTGAAATTTCCACCCGTTGCTTCGGCAACGAATAGGAGTCCTACCGCTCGGTCATAATAGCTCTTGGCCGATGGGCTGAGCTGAGAAAAAACAACATGACTTCGTGCAAACTCTTCAGACTTTTTCAAAACATACTGGTTGAGCTGTTCCTGGCCTAAAATCTGATCAGCCTGTTCATTCAACTTGTGCTCATCGACTGTTGCTTTAGAGACTTCCTTATGCATGGAGTTAGCAATACGGCGGTAATCACGCTCCTCTTCTAATGTCATCATTATATGTTCGGCCTTTAATTTTTCGGGAATTAAGCGAATGAATTCGGAGGGTTGTGTACCTGCTTCGTAGCACAGGTAGAGATAGTCGCGGGCTCTAGTCACTGCTACATAGAAAAGGCGACGTTCCTCATTTGTTCGCTGTTCGCGTTCAGCTTTCAGTTCTTGCTGTAGCTCCTCAATCTCGTCCGCACGCGCCATATCTGCCAATAGACCTTTTACTGTTAGGCACTGTACATAAAAATTGTTCAGATTGGCTGTTGCTTCGAAAAAACGATTCCTTTTGATCTTCAGCCGTTCAATCGACTCACCAATATCGGCAATATTTTTACAAAGTTCCTTTAATTGAGAGTCATAGTTGCTTTCATCTTCTGCCGTGTCTGATGTTGCAACTAGAATTTGCTCCTTCATCTCTTCGGCTTCTGACTGCTTATTAAGTAGTTCGGTATTGAGCTTTGCTATGTCCGAACTATATTGAGCAATAAGAGGTGTCATGAAGTAAACATAGGCATCTAAGTACTCCTCCACTCCATCTGCAGAGAGCGTTAGGAGACCATCTCTCATGTCAAATAGTTCTTGCTGGAAATCTTGCATCCTATCCCGTTCAGCCTCAGTAAAAATCGGACTGTCACATTCCTCCAGAAGAGTAGGGAAAACCGATTGATCAAGTTCCTGTTTTTGACGGTAGTAGCACGCACGAGATTCCTGAAATGTCTTTAATTGCTCGTTCCTTTCGGCATACTTTCGGTCAATCTGCTCTGTATTAGGATATTGCCCTGCAGATAGGCCGGTAATGATAACTATATCATACTCAAGGCCCTTTGCAGAGTGGATCGTACTGATTCGCACACCAGGGGTAAGCGGTTTACCGGAGACCGCGCGTTTTTTCGCATTGTCTTCAAATGTTGAAAAGATTTCTTTTAGCTGTGCTCTCGGAACGGGCCAGGGTGCAGATGTATTTTGGCAATATTCTTCAAATTGCTCAAACACCTCATCTGAGTGGTGGTCATTAACCCTTCCCTCATAAAGCTCTCCAGCTTTAATAGAGAAACGATCAACCGCATCCGCCAGGCTTGTGATCTGGTTTAGCCGGACTTCATCACTTAGCGCCTTAACTTTTTTTAGACTATCTTCGCATTCAACTTCAGTGCATCGACCCTTTACAATTTTTTGGATATGACGCTCGGTAACATTAACAGATTGAGTAACCGATATAAGTGCCTTTGCTGATGCGGTAATGTCGTATGCATTGAGAATGCTCAATATAGCCTTCATTTCTCTATACATATCGCTTAGAACGATGATAGAATCCTCTTTCGACACAGGGATGTCGGCTGCCGTAAGTTCATCACGAATACTATTGGCTGTTCTACGATCTCGCGACAAAATACAGATTTCATCTGCTGACTTCCCTGACGCTAATAGTATGTTTATCTCATTGATAAGATTAGTGAACTTGCTGTTGTAGGTTGTAATACGGATCTTTTCCCCCGTTGCACGGTTCGCGTGAATCGGCTTACCTTTTTTTGCACGATTCTGAATCGTACTTAGAATTGCATTTCCCGCTTCGACAATATTTGGATTATTTCTATAATTTGTGAGCAGGTAGGTAGTTCTGCAGTTTGGTTTGCCAACGAGATTTTTGATAATCGTATTATCGGAACCACGCCAATAATAAATGGACTGGTCATCATCGCCAACGAATGTAAAGTTTATGCCCCCAACATCATAAAACGGCTCAAAGATGCTGTTTTGGAGCACATTTACATCTTGAAACTCATCGATTAAAATACAAGAGTATTTGGCAATAATGCCCTTCCTCACAGGCGAATCTTCCTGCATGATCGCATCTCTCACAAAAAGAGATGCCTCAGTATAGCCCATTATTTTTCCGTTTGCGCGCTGGTGTTCCTGATACTGCTGAAGTAAAAAGTCAAAACCGGCGCAGTTGATAGGAAGGCCCCGGGCATAATCAATCAAATCATTAAGCAACCTACCGAGCTTTTCCGAGCGCGTGCCTGCTCCCGCAAGATAAAACCTGAAAATGCCCTCTAACTTGTTCTCACGGATAATTTCGCTCAACATCTGAATTTTCTGTTGCTTCGTTTCTACATTATTGTCAAAATCAAAAACAGGCTTTTGTGAAAACCCCATTTGAGGGTAATAAGTGTTGACAAGCTGAATGACAAAGCTATCTATCGTCCGCGCGTTAACTGTTGCTTTTTTTGTTGGAGCTATATTCGAATAGATGACATCAACTAGTGATTTCCCGCGAGAACGCATTTCTGCAGCAGCAGCTACTGTGAATGTAAGGAGAAGTATTCTATTGAGCGGGATTTTTTTCACAGCACGAAGGTAGGCAAGACGCGCAACAAGTGTTCTCGTTTTCCCGCTGCCTGCACCAGCCAAAATAATGAGGTTTTTATCTATGCCACTCGTGATTGCTTCACGTTGCTGAGGATCTGCGCCTTGAAGAGATTCATCCAAGGTGAAAAAATCAGAATCGCTTACGGCCTTTTCAACATCTTCATCTTGCATGGTAACTTCTTGCGGTCTTGGGGTAAATATCGGGAGTGCCTGTATAGCCGTTTTGTCTTCACGAGCACCCGGTCCGATCCGCCCGTAGTATTGCTCAGTTGCTTCGCAATGGAGTCGTTTCGCAAATAGGCCGTCTGGCTCTTTCTCCAGAATAAGGACCTTATTCTCCATTGCATATGTGTGCTCTTTGAATACAAAAACGCTAGACTTTCCATCATATTCCCATGTAGTGTCACTGAGGAACTGACTCCACACTGCATAATCGTATTCCTTCCCATTACCCATTGAAGGAAAGCAATCGAAGATAGAGGCAATTTCAGGTATTATCAGGAGCTTTTGTATCAGATCTTTTGCTAGAATTTCACCACCGACAAAATACGAACTAATACTATGAAAGGCGGAGTCATTTGAATCGACTTTTAAATTACTGAGAGCATATTCACTTAATACCGTCGCAACAAACTCATAAATGGAGACTGGGAGCTTTCGTCCCCTTGGTGAAATGTTCAAATTTGTAATGCTTGATAGACTTGTTTTCATTTGAAAAGCTTACCTTTCATATAGTTTACCGGTACTGTTATATGGCTGAGCCTTATAGTGGATTCCAGGTAAGGGTACACCATTAACTCCGTACTTTGGCAGATATCCAAAAAGATCAATATAGCGATGCAAGTCCGGATTTTCCGTTTCCATCGCAACGACAACCTCCAATAATGAGTAAGCGTCATCAATAGCACGATGCGAGTTGTGTACGGTAGATTCGAGGTTGTATGCACTAATTGCATCACACAGCTTGTGTGGGTACGGTCTTCTATCCCGATATACAGTTAGGGCATCTATAGTATGTAGTCGGCTGAAAATGTCGCCATGATGATTCTTACTTAAAAACGCACATAAAAACGCCAAGTCAAATTGGGCATTGTAGGAAATCATCAGGGGCTTATCATTTCCAATAAAATCAACGAAAGCATTGCAAACTGCAGAACTGACTTTTCCTTTAGACCTGAGCTGTTCATTCGTTATCCCTGTTAACTCCACAATTTTTGAAGAAAGAATTTCATTCGGAGGGAGCAAAACCATTTCGTTCATGGTTTCCGTGGTGTCAATATGGTTGGAATCATACCTAACCTTGATTGCAGCGAGCTCAATTATGGAGTTTCTGCTTGGGTCAAGCCCGCTTGTTTCGAGGTCAAATACGATTATGCTATCAAAGTTGCTCAACAACTTTTTCAACGCAATGTCCTTAGGAGATTGCACATTGGAAACGACAGGAAACCATTGAGGATAGTCCGCTTGAGCTTGTGAGTGACCTAACTCAATGGCCTTTTTCAGCCACTTATTTGACTCGGCTGTATCAACCTGAAAACCGTTTTCTCCGAAGTACATACAATTAGCAAGCCAATACATCGCATCAGCATTACCTTTATTAGCAGCAGCGATTAACATATTCGGTGCTGTTGTTGCTGAAAAGATTGGTGAGTCGCACTCGTGATATGCTCCTGCATAGCTAGCGGGACAGCCGCACTCCGGACAACACGCGAGACCTTCATCAAAAGTATTATCACATTCGGGACATCTTAGTTGAATGACCTTTTTCCCCTGATGACTCTTAATATAGTCGATTGGGCACCCACATTCCCTGCACGCGTCTACCCGATCAATTACAGGAGCGCCGCATTCGGGACACTTCAGAAGCATAGAAGAACACCACCCATCTATAAGAATGAGGTCTATTTTTGTAAAATTATATCATAATAGCACAAAATTTCAACTATACGAAACGCACTTTTAGAGCTAAATACCATTGAACGATATGGATTCCAACGCTAAAAACACAACTGGTTAGTCAATGCCAGCATAAGGCAAAGAGAATAATATAGCTTTATCCTTACATGCATAGCGCCGAAACGAATCGTGTCGTTATAAGCGTTTCCTATTGCGTCTTCTGGTAGCTTGATAGCTGTATCTGCCTGAGCCTCGCAGGGCGTTATTCATAATGTCCAACCCAGCGCAAAAGGCGATTTTTCCCCACGGTAGTGAGCCCATGTAAGTCTGACCTGTTTTGATTCCATTTCTTTGATCAATCTTATCAAGGGTATATGCAGTTGCAATTAAACCAGTAATTCCATATCTCATAATATTACCTCCATCAAAAATCAAGTTATCTTTTGCGGTCATTTATTTATAGAGGCAGTTCTGCACAGAACTTAACATTTCATTTGGGAGTTTACAAAAGACTTTTGCCACAGGTCTTTTTGCCTCAGTTGCTCCCCAAAACCATAAGAACTGTAAAGATAGAAACCTGACCGTTACCTAATTCATTATACTTGTTGCCATTATGTGCTTTACCACTGGTAATGTACGTTTCTTTGGATAGTGTTTAATACCCCGCTTACCTTATGTGCAAGTAAGTTAAGTAAGGTGATTGCAGATAAAGAAACTTCCATATATAATGTGTTGGAAAGGATATAAATTGGGAGCGAATAACTGTGTGGATAGATGCTATGGCATAACCATCTTTTTCGACCAGAATGAATCGCTGACCGGTAGTGATATCAATCGCCAGATCATTAATCGGCGAACAGCACGGGGAGGGACATATGACCTATCGTGAGTTGAATGACTTGTTTTTCAAGACTTGGGCGGATAAACACGGTATTATCCGCGGCAAGCCGGTCATGCTGATCTACCGTATGAACCATGCGGCTGGCGCTGAGGGGTTGGACGCTGTTGTGGACGAGTCCCTTCTTGCTGCAGAGCTAAAAAAAGCTGGCCTAACGCTGATGAGAGAGGAAGAAGAAAATGACCTTAATTGTGTGCGTGGATGATAATATGGGGATGCTCTTCAACCACAGGCGTCAGAGTAAGGATGTGGTTGTCAGGGAGCGTATTCTCAAGCAGGCAGAGGGAAAACACCTCTGGATGAACCATTACTCCGCAAAGCAGTTTGACCCAGAGGCGCTGATCAACGCGGACGAGTCCTTTATGAACGAAGCTGCCCCAGAGGATGTCTGCTTTGCAGAGGACTGTTCCGTTGCCCATTACGAGCAGTGGATCGATAGAATCATCCTGTATAAATGGAACCGGAGTTACCCAGCAGACCTCCATTTTGACATCCCTCTTGTAGCGCATGGGTGGCATTTGGTTTCCACTGAGGATTTTGTCGGCAACTCGCATGAAAAAATCACAGAGGAGGTTTACACGAAATGAGCAAGGATAGGTTGCTTCAAGTCTTGAAAACCACTGGTGGCTGGGTCTTCGTGGTGTTCTGCCTGCTGCTGGCCTTGGGCGCCGGTGCCTGTGTGGGTAGCCTGCTTCTGGTCATTACTGCCGTTCTCGCACTGCCCATCAAGCCGATTCGTGGCATATGGGACAAGCTGCTTGGCGCTCAGAACATACCTGCAATTCCTGAAGGAGACAATGCCCGATGGTACGAGTTGAATAAAAAGTCAGCACAGAAAAAGCAACGGGTAGAGCGAGAAAACAAGAAGCATCGCAAGGCACTAAAGCCAGCTATCATTGCCATTGCCTTCTGCATCTCGTTCTCCGTCGCATTGGCTACCTCGGAAACGCCGACAACACCATCTGCTGACTCCCCAAGTACCAGCCAAAGCACAGAACCCTCAGCCTCCGAAACTGTTCTCCCGGAAGTAGCCGAACCCACCATCGATCCGGCTGCTGAGCAGGGGACGACCACGCCGCCTACAACAGATGAAGTAACTGTTCCGACCGCCCCTGTCACGATCAGCTACTCGCTTTCTGACATCCCTGCGTATTCTGGCAGCCCCTATGTGGCTCTGAATAACAATGTTCCTTACTTTACGGACAGTGAGTTTACCACCACATCTTTTGAAACCTATAGCAATCTTGACTCTCTTGGTCGCTGTGGCGTTGCCTATGCCAATGTTGGTCTTGATACGATGCCCACGGAGGAACGTGGTTCTATCGGACAAGTTAAGCCCTCCGGCTGGCATACAGTCAAATATGACTGCGTGGATGGCAAGTATCTTTACAACCGCTGCCACCTCATCGGCTATCAGCTGACTGCAGAAAACGCCAACACGCAAAATCTGATCACTGGAACCCGATATCTTAACATCCAAGGAATGCTACCGTTTGAAAACATGGTGGCCGACTACATAAAGGAAACCAGCAACCATGTTTTGTATCGCGTAACCCCTGTGTTTGACGGAAATAACCTGGTCGCATCCGGTGTAGTCATGGAAGCAGAATCTGTGGAGGACAAGGGCGATGGTATCCTGTTCTGCGTGTTCTGTTACAATGTCCAGCCCGGCGTAAGTATCGACTATGCTACTGGTGACAGTCAACTGGATGGCTCTGCGGCTGAGGAGCCTGCTACTAAGCCATCAGAGACGCCCCCTGCCGTTACTGAGCCGGAACCCCAGCCTCCGGTCGAAACTCAGCCGCAGGGACAGACCTATGTGCTGAACACTAATACTCATAAATTCCATTACCCAAGCTGTTCCAGTGCTGGTCAGATCAAGTCCAGCAATCGCCAGGATTACACTGGCAGCCGATCCGATTTAATTGCGATGGGCTACGACCCATGTAAGCGCTGTAAGCCGTAATACTCCGCATGGAGGTACACAAATGGGGATATTTCAAAAGATCATCGACGGCTTTAGGCCCACCCTGACGGTCGATGAAGAAAAAGCCATAGAGGACAAAATATCGGCTTTCGACTTGGCTGTCCGCCAAATGGTTGGACGATATATATCCCTGGGGGAAATCGACGCCTTTAAAGGTGAGTGGACGCAAACATATAGAGAAATCAGATCCACCCGCGTTCCAAAAAACAGCCCTATATTTCCTGCAGTACAGCAGTTTTTCCAAGACTACGACCATGTGGCTGACACCCTTGCGGCAATGAACGAGTCATTTCTGGCTATGAGCTCCCAGCGCTGCGATAGCCTGTTATCCGATATAGATGGGAAAAGCTTGGACAAGCAACAACGGATCGTTGTTCTTAGTGATGAACCCCGTACACTGGTGCTGGCCGGTGCTGGCAGCGGTAAGACGCTTACGATAGCTGGAAAAGTAAAGTACCTCTGCCAAGAATGTGGTGTTGCGCCAGAGGACATCTTGCTGATTGCGTTCACAAAGAAGTCGGCCGAAGAAATGACTGAGCGCATTTCTGGGCGGCTCGGTATTCCCGTTCAAGCAACGACCTTTCATAAGCTGGGGCTTGATATCATTACCGCAGCGGAAGGCAAACGCCCAGATGTCCAAGACAATCTCGTTGATTTTGTCCGAAACTATTTTGAGAACGAGGTTGTATCGCACCCAGGGCTGGTAAAACAGTTAATTGAGTTTTTTGCCTACTACCTTCACATTCCTGCTGATATGGAGAAGTTTGACTCGCTGGGGGCCGCTTATGAGTACGAGAAATCGGTGGATTTTGAAACGCTCCGCAGCAAATACGACCAAGCGCAGTGGGTCAGTCAGGCCACGGCTGATCGTAGCGAGCAACGACGGACTCTAAGAGACGAACGGGTAAAGAGCCTTGAGGAAGTGTCCATTGCGAACTTCCTGTTCCTCAATGGCGTCAATTACGAATACGAGCGGTTGTACCCATTCGAGTCGGATGACCCCGGCAGGAAAGCTTATCGTCCAGACTTTTATCTGCCCGAATATGACCTGTACTTGGAGCATTTTGGCGTGACCAGAAATGGGCGTGTGCCATGGCTTACCCCCATTGAGGAGCAAAAGTACCTTGATGATATGGTCTGGAAACGGGAGACTCACAAAAGTCATGGAACCAAGCTGCTGGAAACCTATTCGTACCTTTCGAGTGAAGGCAAGCTGTTGGACTACTTGGATTCACTGCTCAAAAAGAATGGTGTAAAGTACCACGAGCCCAATTTCCGTGATATCTTCGAGAAGATATATGAAAAGGAAAGTGATCGCTATTTCTCGGAGTTTATCAGCTTGTGTTGCACCTTCATTACACTGTTCAAATCAAAGGGATATAGGCCAGAGGATCTGCTGTCGCTATACTCTGGAGATAGTTTGTTCCAGCGGCTATTCTTCCGTAAACGAACAGAACTGTTCAAGCAAATCCTGCTGCCGCTGCTGATAGCGTATGAAGGGAATCTTCAGGAAAATGGTGCTATCGACTTTGCGGACATGATAAACCTCTCCACGGAAAAGGTGTCGGACGGCTTTCAGGTACATCCATATCAGTACATCATCATTGATGAGTATCAGGACATTTCCTTTGCAAGATATAAGCTGGTCAAAGCCATCTTAGATCAGACTAAGGCCAAACTGCTCTGTGTAGGCGATGACTGGCAATCTATCTACCGTTTTGCCGGAAGTGATATTACACTGTTTACTCATTTCCAAGAGTACTTCGGCGCATCTGCCATCTTACGATTGGAGCAGACCTATCGCAACGCACAGCAGCTCATTGACGAAGCTGGGCGATTTGTAATGCGAAACCCTGAACAGCTTCGAAAGGCTCTTCGCTCTCCGAAAACGCTGGACTATCCCATAACCTTTATGTGTTATGAGACGACCCCGTTCCCAACACTCCGGCGCATTATGGATAAGATCATAGCTGGTTTTGGCCCGCAGGCATCCATCATGCTCCTGGGCCGGACAAACTATGATCTTGAATTAGTAGCTGAGTCAGGGCTATTTCAGGTCGGTAAGAACGGCAGCCTCAAGTACCTCGCATCCCCTGAAACTCCCATCAGCTTTATGACCGTACATAAGTCGAAGGGGCTGGAAGCCGATAATGTGGTGCTGCTGAATTTCCAAAATGCAACGCTGGGCTTTCCAAATAAGATAGCCGATGACCCCATGCTGCGTCTTGTATTGACCGCCCCGGAGGACTACCCGTATGCAGAGGAGCGGCGTCTACTGTATGTTGCCATGACCCGCACCAAAAACCGTGTGTTCATCCTCACGGACAGTAAGCGTCCGTCCGAGTTCTTCAAAGAGTTTACACCGTCACAGTCTGTGTTTATCCTAGCAAATGGCAACACGACGCAGGAGCATGTCAAATGCCCGCGTTGTAAGACGGGAACGCTGCTGGTCCGTAAGAATGATGAATCAAACAGGTATTTCGTTGGTTGCAGTAATTATCCCCAATGCGATTATAAAGTGCAGGATACATCCGTCTTGACCACCCAGCACATCTGCCCAGAGTGCGGTGGATTCATGGTAAAGCGAAGGGGGAAATTCGGACAGTTCTATGGATGCACAAACTACCCCACATGCCAGCATACCGAGCAAATTAATAAATCAAGTGTGTAACCCGTACAGAAATTGCAATCCATAAGTGGGAGGGACTTATGAATACAAAGACTAAACGCTTTCTGACCATCGTGTTCGCGCTTCTTCTCGCCGTTGCATCGGCAACGACTGCTTTTGCCCATTCTGGACGTACCGATAGTAGTGGTGGACACAGGGATAACAAGAACAAGAGCGGCCTTGGCAGCTACCATTACCATTGTGGAGGATATCCAGCTCACCTACACTCTGGAGGCTATTGCCCGTACAGAGATGTTTTCCCGTCAAGCGTAAAAATCACAGCGGGAAAGACCACTTTGGGTATCGGAGAGACAACATCAATCGAAGGATCGGTCTATCCGAGCAACGCCTGCAATACCAATATTACTTGGAGCTGCAGCGACTCTTCTGTTATTTCCATGTCGAACGGCGTAATCACAGCCAAAAACTATGGCACAGCCACTATAACCGCGGAATCATTTAACGGAAAAAAGAACTCAATTAAGATCACCGTAAAAGAAATCACTGCGGACAAAGTTGTCGTTTCCGGTTTGCCCGATTTGAACGACCACTACATCGGAGACGCCTTTGTGCTGGCATCTCAAATTGTCCCTGAGAATGTTGATGATCCATCCATAGTCTGGTCAAGCAGCAATGATGAGATCGCAACCGTTTCAAGCTCCGGAAGCGTACAGTTGCTATCTGCGGGCAAGGTAGAAATCCGCGCTACTGCCAGCAACGGCGTAAGCGGTAAAGTAGGAATAACTGTCAAAGAAAAATATGTTGAAACCGTGGATATTGCAGAAGATGAAATCGATGCGCTTTTAGGTGATGAAATCCCGGTTGCAGCGGTCGTATCTCCAAGTGATGCAACCTATCCAGAACTTGTTTGGGCATCCGAAGACCCAGCGGTCGCATCGGTTTCGGATGATGGGAAAATCAGCGCATTAGCCTGCGGCGAAACGGTAATTACCGCGACATCAACAAATGGGATCCACGATTCCGTTACTGTAAGAATCAGCGAGATCAAGGCATCCTCGTTGGAGATTGATGGACCCGATTCAATTCTGCTCGGTGAGACTGCTACATTATCGGGCGTCTTTGTACCTGCCAATACAACGGACCAAAGGATCGAATGGAGCGTAAATAACCCCTCTGTTGCAAGTGTTTCTAATGAGGGCGTACTCACTACAAAGAATGCGGGTACAGCTACGATCACTGCAACCCAAAAAGATGTTTCGGCTGTATATACCATCGAGGTTCTTCCAATAGATGTGGAAGAGATCATCATCACGGCAAGTGCGAAAGGAGCCATCAATAAAGAGGATACCATTGAACTGTATGCCGAAGTACTTCCGCAAAACGCCACCTACCCGGAAATCACTTGGAGTGTTAGTAATCCAGAAATCGCATCGATTGATGAGAATGGTGTCTTGACCGCATTAAAGGGTGGCACGGTAACCGTAATAGCCACTTCTGCGGACGGCTTTTCCTCTGAGTACGAAGTTAGAGTTTCTTCTCCTCTTGCCGTCGCAATTGGCGCAGCAGGAGTCGCCGGTGTAGGCGCTGCTGTTTTCGCAACAAAGAAAAAGAAGAATAGTAAATAACTCAAAAGGAAGAGAGAGGCCAGGAACACTGCTCCGGCCTCTCTCTTTTTGTATATCATTTTTCTGATTCCGAAAAGAAGTCACTCAATGTAACCCCCAGCGCCGCGCAGATACGCTCGATTGTAGGAACCCCTAACTGACTTCCACGCATCTCAGCATTCTTCAAAGTTGAATAGGAAACATCGCACAACTGAGATAGCTTGAAAAGCGAGAGGTTACGCTCGTCGGCCAACTCCATCACTCTTGCTATCGTATTCATGCAATCCCCGCCTTTCTACATTCTTTCCTGTCTTCAATTCTAAAGGAAATGTAGTCCAATATTCTGTACTCAAAGGACGCGCCCTACGATTTGGAATCTCGAGTCGGGCATGATCGCCTTGGGTGCGTATGCCTGGTTATAGGACAGCATCACAGGCTGCATGTGCAGACAGCCATAGCTATCAGTAAATGCATCCCTTTGTTGCTCGTCTGGCTCCTGCTCGCTGTAAACCTTCAAATAGCCATCGCCATCATAGACAAAGATGCCGACTTCACCAACGGCCAGAGTCTCGCATTCCTCTACCCAAACGATCTGACCGTCATGATAGACCGGCTCCATACTGTCACCAGAAACCCGCACACCAAAATCAGCGCCTTTCGGGACAGACTTCTCAGGGAAACTAACCATCTCAAAGTTCCCTTCTTCAAGGAACTCGCCGGTGCCAGCAGATACCGCAAGATTGCTCACAGGCATATCTATGTACTTGAGAATACTGACCACCTTCGGCTGCGGCTTATATCTTCCTGAAGCAATCAGGTCATCCCTGTACTCTTTGACCTTTGCCAAACCGGTATCATTGAGCACCGGCGTATGACTACTGCAAAAATAAGAAACATCCACATCCAGATCGAGCGCATGGCAGACGGCCATCATCTGATAGGCGTTGGGCAGGGCGCTGCCCTTTGCCCACTTGTTGATGCCGCTGGGAGACATTGTTACCCCATACTGCCGCAAAAGTGCGCTGAAGTCGACAAGGCTGAGTCCAGCTTTGCGTCGTGCTTCATCAATGCGAGCTCCGATAACATTTTCCTGACGCTCCGTCTCTGCATTATAGTTCGCGTGATTCGTTATCGGGAGAGAAAGAATTTTAGCTTTGCTCTTACTCATAATAGCGACCGCCTTTTCTGTTTATGGCTTCAGTATATAGCGGAAAACACTCACTGTCAATAGAAAATTGACTATTACTCTACAAATGCGACATTGACATAGACAAACATTCAAATTATTATGAAGGCACACGGACAAGATAAGAGGTGAAAAACACATGGATAGCGAGCGTGTTATTCTGCACAGTGACATGAACTCCTTCTACGCATCCGTTGAGATGATGCTCGATCCCGAGCTCAAAGGGAAGCCTGTTGCGGTGTGCGGTTCGACGGAAGAGCGTCATGGTATCGTCTTAGCCAAGTCGGACTTAGCCAAGAAAGCTGGAGTAAAAACAGGCATGGTAAATTGGGAAGCTCGGCAGCTTTGCCCAGGACTGATCGTTGTACCGCCTCAGTACGACCAGTACCTCAAGTATTCAAAGCTGGCTCGCCAAATCTATCACCGGTATACGGATCTTGTTGAACCGTATGGCATGGATGAGTGCTGGCTCGATGTGACCGGCTCCCGTACCTGCGGGACAGGCATGGAGATCGCCGAGGCAATTCGGCAGACAACAAAGGATGAGCTTGGCCTGACGGTGAGCATCGGCGTGTCGTTCAATAAGATTTTTGCCAAACTCGGGTCGGACATGAAGAAGCCGGATGCAATCACCGAAATCAGACAGGATAACTTCAAGGAAAGGATCTGGCCTCTCGATGCTGCCGAGCTACTCTATGTGGGAAGATCCACAGAAAACAAACTGGCCCAATACGGGATCCGCACCATCGGTGATGTGGCAAAGGCCTCCCCAGAAACGCTACAGCACATGCTGGGGATCAATGGCATCAAGCTCTGGAGGTATGCAAACGGAACGGATACTTCTCGTGTCATGCACAAGGACTTTGTCAGCCCCGTCAAGTCCATCGGGCACGGGATCACCTGTACTGCTGACCTGCAAACGCCGGAAGAAGTCTTCCGAGTCATGCTGGAATTGAGCCAGGATGTTGGGCATCGGCTCCGTGTCCACGAGTTGATGGCCTGTGGTGTCCAAGTCTCCGTCCGGGCAAATGACCTGTATGGCTCACAATACCAGTGTAAGCTCCCGCTCAGAACACAGCTACCAAGCGAAATCGCGAGGGCAGGCTTTCATCTGTTTATGGAACGATATCGGTGGGACAAGCCAATTCGAGCTGTCACTATCCGTGGTATTGATTTGGTATCACAGAAAGAAGCAGAGCAGCTCTCCATGTTCGTGGATCATCAGAAGCGGGATCGTCGCATCCGTCTGGAGGACGCTGTTGAGGACATTCGAAAAAGGTTCGGCAAACGAGCCATTTCCTACGCTGTGCTTATGGGTGACTTGAAGATCCCTGATGACGGTAGGCAGTTGGTGACCATGCCTGGACTTATGTATCAGTAACTACTGCCAACTGAAGGGAAGAGGCTGAACAAGATGAAAATGCAATTCCACAAAGCCGTGGTGAAGGTGTTGGTCGTCGTAGCACCAGACCGCACCAAAACTCCTGTCTCTCTGACTTTTGAAGATGGGAAGGAATATCCCATCGACCGTGTCTGCGGCAGGCGGAGAGCCGCAGCAACAAAAGTTGGTGGAACAGGTATCCGTTATACGATCATGATTGGAGGAAGGCAAACCTATCTCTTCGAGGACGAAGATCAGTGGTTTGTCGAAGCCAAAAACCTACATATATAGGAGATAAGCCATTGAAATATCTATCACGCAATGACCTTGAGACAATCAGCGGAAGAGTCATCGCAGCCTATAAAAAACTTCCGGCTATATCCGGTCAAGCCCCGGAACGAGTAGATATCGATTATCTCTGCCAAGAACTCCTGGGCCTTCGTGTCGATTATGCCCGGTTATCCCTGAACGGCGAGAAAATCGGCTTGACATCTTCTTGTGAGGTAGGCGTTGAGATATTTCCCGAAGATCCGAGCTGCGAAGAAGAGCAATATTATATGCTCGATGGAAAAACCATTTTGATTGAAAGCGAACTTATGAAAGAAGGCGCAAACATAGGCCGCAGAAACTATACCGTTTCCCATGAGAGCTGTCACCACATTCTGAAAATGCTGTTTCCGCATAACTATGGAGCCCAGGCAAAAGCACGCTCTGTCCACTGCTATTACCGGAGCAGCAGAGGAAATACCGATTGGGAGGAATGGCAAGTCGAGACATTGGCTGCCATGATCTTGCTTCCGCCAGAATGTGTGATTCGGAGCATGGAGCGATTCGGGCTTGGAACTCAGATGCGCTTACTTAACCGAGTATTTGCCTCTGCTGACTATAAGAAGTTTGAGGCAATGGCATCATTTATGGGGGCTTCCAAAACAGCATTGTCCATTCGGATGATGCAGCTCGGACTTCTGAAAAGGAATGATCTTTCCGACCCCTATAGGTTGGTTCGAGTCGAGATGGATGAGGAGGACCGTATACTATGAAAACTAACCAATATGAGATCAAAGTCGTAAAACGCTGTCCAAAATGCGACTGGCGCATCTTTGATAAGGTGACGCCCACCTCGGGCATCATTGAACTGAAGTGTCCCAACTGCCGAAAGGTTGTTGAGATCGACCTGAGTTATCGCACCCCAAGCCGCAGGAGAGCTACCTATTACCGGGTACCCTGCCACACTTACACATAAGAACGACAACAGAATAAGAAAGCTGATCGCACCGAGCCACGGGTTCTTAGATTAGGAAGTCTATGAGTCACCAAATTGCCGGGCATTGAGAGGAAAAGGTTACTGCAAAGTGTACCTGCCTTCTTAATGCCCGGCTTTTTTGTGCTGTTGCCCCTTAACGGAGGTAACAATGCTGACCAGCCTTTGGGAGCCCTATATCGCTCGATATCCCTGATCTCCGATTTTTTGAAAACCCCATCAATTTCAAAAAATCAAAAGGAGATCAAAATCATGTCCGAAAAAGTATATATTCTCAATGTTTACAACACCATGACCGGCCAATATGAACTTATCCAAGTAACCAAGGAAGTTTTTCTGACTTACAGGCGAACGAAATGGAATATCGAAGATAGCACGGAACGCTTTTTTAAGCATGAGACACAGATGAGTTCGCTGATCGGCGGCGAAAATGAGGGATACGAGCGGTTCCACGAGTTTATAGATTATGAAAATACGCCCGAAAATCAGGCCATTGAGGAGATGGTATTCCAGTCCCTGCGTAATGTCCTGGATCTGCTTCCTCCAAAAGACTACGAGCTGGTCTATGAACTTTACTTCAAAAACCGCACCGAAAGGGAGTGTGCACAGAGGCTGGGGATGTCTCAGCAGGCCGTCCATGAGCGGAAAAAGCGCATTTTGAAAAAAATCAAAAATAATTTGGACGAGGAGGGTTGTTAAGATGCCTGTTTTCTCCCGTATACATGCGAGAAGAAAATCTCTTCTTGTGAACGTTGAAAACTGAATATCCGGCGACTGATAACGTCAGTCAGCGGGCCCCCGACGAAGGGGAGCAGCGATGCGGCGGGTGCGCCAAGACCCACCTGTGCGGATAACACCGCATAAAAGACGGCCTACTAAGGTGGCCGAGCGATACCCACCCAGCCCAAAGCAGCTTTGGCAAGCTGTCTCGCAATGATACCGTTGACCTGTACTCACTGTCCAGCCACAGACTCAAGCAATGGGGGCAGCTCGGAGAGATCCTCGGAGGGGTGAGATTCCCGGAGGGTGGTGCCAGCCACTGGTCAGTTTAGCCGCCCACGATCCGGGGAGTAGTGTCGAATAGGATCATTAGTAAGCAAGAACACAAATGCGGCGGGAGCCGAACCATGCCATGGGAAAGCAATATTCTTCCAACCAATGGACGGCTCCCGCCTTTTTGATGATAGAAATGTGAGGACAAGACTTGTCCTTAGATTTCTATCATCTGTATTTTTTGAAAAGTGCCAACAGCTTCGACATAATTATATTGAAAAGTTGCTCTTTGCGGTGTATAATCCTCTTGAAAAGTCATTGCAAGGAGGGGCAACGATGCTGTTTCGGAAAATCAAATCTCTTATCGAAGATCATCTGCAAAGCAATTCAAAGAAGATCCTTCTGATAGACGGTGCGCGTCAGGTCGGAAAAACCTATATCATCCGACATGTAGGACACAAACTGTTTGAAAACTTCATCGAGATCAACATGGTGGAGGACTCCATCGGCCCACGGTTATTTGCCGAAACGAAAACCGTTGAGGACTTCTACCTGCAAGTCAGTATGCTGGAAGGCAGCAAGATGAAGCAGAAGGACAACACGCTGATCTTTATCGACGAGATCCAGGCATACCCTCATCTGTTGACTCTGCTGAAGTTCCTATCCCAAGATGATCGCTTCACCTATATTGCCAGCGGATCTTTGTTGGGCGTGACATTGTCACAGACCACATCGATCCCCATGGGCAGTATCCGTAAAGTTCGGATGTTCCCTTTGGACTTTGAGGAATTTCTCTATGCCAACGGGCTGAACGATTTTGCCATCTCTGCCATGAGAAAGAAGTTCGAGGGACTGGAAGCGCTGGATGAGCCGACCCACAACAAAATGATGGATTTCTTTCGGAAATATCTGCTGGTCGGCGGTCTGCCGGATGCGGTCAATTCCTATCTGGAAAATCACAACATTCAGCTCGTCCGTGAGATCCAGCAGGAGATCCATGATTACTATGCCGCCGACGCATCCAAGTATGACGAAGAGCGTAAGCTGAAAATCCGCCGTATCTATGACCTGATCCCCTCCAACATGGAGAATAAGAAAAAGCGTGTCGTAGCACAGAGCATAGAAGATAAGAGGGGAAAGACCTTCGCAGATTATCAAGACGAGTTCGAGTATCTGATCAGCGCGGGTATTGCCCTCAATGTGCAGGCCATCTCTAATCCGGTATTCCCGCTGGTCGAGTCCACCGGGAAAAATCTGCTGAAGCTATACCTGAATGATGTGGGTATCCTGACCGGCATCCTTTATGGCAATAACATCCGAGCTGTGCTGGACGATGAAGCCAGCATCAATCTCGGCTCCGTCTATGAAAGTGTCGTAGCCAGTGAACTTATCGCACATGGTTATGAACTGTTCTATTATGATAACCGCCACAAAGGTGAGGTGGATTACCTCATCGACGATTATGCCACGTTATCCGCCGTCCCCATTGAAGTGAAGTCTGGCAAAGACTATACCATCCACAGCGCGCTGAACAGCTTCGTGAAGAATGAAGACTATCATATTCAGAAAGCCTTTGTTGTGTCCAATGAGCGAACGGTCTCTACGAAGGGAAAGATCATCTATATCCCCATCTACTATATCATGTTCTTCCAGCACGGTCTGGAGGATAGCGAAGCCATGCATTTTTAAGTCAGGCGATAATGTCTTGATATATTAGAGAGATACTGCGACCAGCATTTAATATCAAAGCAGCCAGACCACGAAAGGCAGTGGGCTATATTGTAGCCCGCTGTCTTTTTCTCTGCCTGTTTTTATCGGCAAAAAACAACTACAATCAAGGAGGTAGCACCATGCTGTCAAATAAGAACACCAAGAACGCCAATTTTCTCTTTATTGTTGATATGCTGAAAGATCTCCTTGCGCAAGAGTTGATCACAGAAAAGGAATATGCCAGGGCAAAAAAGTATTACATGAAGCTCACCGGTGCGGACATAGTATTGGCCCGCTGAAATTGTGCATTAGGTCAATTCTGCGCTGTTTCAATTGTTATGATAGCTATTCAATGTAGTTATCAGTATAATGTGGTTTGCCAAAAGTGGTTGGTATCATAATATGATACCAACCAAAATTAGAGAAAGGAGGACACTGGAATGTCTGAAATGCGACTCATCACCCCCATCACAAGGCAGGGCACAAAGAAGATGCAGGTCGCAGCATACTGCCGAGTGTCTTCCAACTCCGCAGATCAGCTCAACTCCTATGCAGCGCAGATCCGGGCATACAAAAAATACATTGGAGCACGCGGCGATTGGGAACTCGTGGACATCTTCGCTGACGAAGGTCTCACCGGAATGAAAAGCGAAAACCGTAGTGAATTTCAGCGGATGATCCGCATGTGTGAGCTCAAGCAAATTGACCTCATCATAACGAAGTCCATCTCCCGCTTTGCACGGAACACAAAAGACGCGCTGTCCTATGTAAGAAAACTCAAGCTGTTGGGCGTGGGCGTCCAGTTCGAAAAGGAAGGCATCTCAACGCTCTCTATGGGCGACGAGATGCTTCTTAATACCTTCTCTGCTCTGGCGCAGGAGGAATCGCAGTCCATCTCCATGAACCAGCGGCTCTCTATCGTCAAGCGCATGGAACTCGGTGAGTATGTGGACAGCAACGCTCCCTACGGATACCGACTGGTTGATAAGATGCTGGCCGTGTACGAGCCGGAAGCCGTCATCGTGCGGAATATCTTCACCCTGTACTTGCAGGGCTTCTCCACGAGCGAGATCGCAAGAGAGCTGAACAAGCTCAACATCCCTACCAAGTCTGGAAAGGAAACCTGGCGTCCGAGCCGTGTGACATATATCTTGAGGAATGAAAGGTATATCGGCGATAGCTTCTATCAAAAAACCTATCGTGAGACGACCGTACCTTTCAATCAGCATACCAATCGTGGTCAGGAAGACCGTTTCTATGCAAAGGGCACCCACCCCAGCATCGTCGATAAGAATGTATTCGATGCTGTCCAAACCCTTATCGAAAAGCGTAAGGGCGTTTTCTCCAAAGCAACAACACAGAATATCTACCCGCTTACAAGCCGCATTCAGTGTTCTGAGTGCGGCTCTTTCTATAGGCGCAGGATCGTGTCGGGTACCGTGAAGTGGGTATGCTCCCTTCACAAAGATGACAGCACAGCTTGCAGCTCCAACTACTACAGCGAAGAACGGATCTACGACGGCTTCATCTCTATGGTAAACAAACTGCGGTTCTCGGAAGATAACATTCTCGGACAGGTCATCAGCAGACTGGAGATGACGCTGGCAGCTATGAAACGAAACAATATGGCTGCCCGAGATTTAAGCAAGAGCATCGCCGAGTTGAATGCAAAACTGCTTATGCTCGAGCAGCTCCGCTCCAAGGGATACCTCGCCCCTGAAGTCTATCAGGCACAAGCCAATGAGATCAATGCAGAGTTAGCAAAACTCAAGGATGTCAGGCAGGAAAAGTTTAATTCGAAAGCTGCCACCATGCTGGAAGAAGTCAAGAAGCTGAAGATGCTCATCTTCGAGCTGGAAGAACCCCTTGAAGCATTCGATGAGAAACTCTTCCTGGAAATTGTGAAGTCCATCCAAATCAATAAAGAGGACGAAATGTCCGTAGAACTCCTTGGCGGGCTTCGATTCAGAGAACGCATATAGGAGGCGACCATGAAAAAGATACGGTACATCCCATACGGGTACACGATGCGAAATGGCAGGACGGTCATATCGACGGAGGAAGCGGAAGTCATCCGAGATATCTTTAAGGCATATCTGAACGGCGCTTCTCTCAAAGCAATCGCGGAAGAACTGACCGGCCGCCAGATCCCATATACACAAAAGACCACCACATGGGATAAAGCCCGTATCGCAAGGATCATCGACAACGCCAAATATGTTGGGACTGAAGAATACGACCCCATCATAGATGAAGCCATATATGAAGCAGCGGTTAGCCTGAAAACGGCACGGCAGCGCAATACCTGTGAGAAGGAAAACGATGCCATCGACCTGCTCCGAGACTTCGTCCGGTGCGACAACTGCGGTCAGCCGATGAAGCGTCGCATCAGCATGAAGCACCGCATTCGAGAGAGCTGGAACTGCACCAACGATGAATGCGGCATCAGAGTCCGTATCAGCGATGCCCAACTCATCGAAACCATTACAGTCCTCATCAATCGGATCATCCTCAATGACCATCTGCTCCAGCCGAAGCCCAAGAAACGGTATGAACCGGACGCGAAGGTCACCAAGGTAGGAAACGATATCGCTCTGGAGCTGGAGCGTGACGCTCCGAATGAGGAATACATCATAGAGAAGACCATCGAGATGGCATCGCTCATGTACGAGCAAAGCAATGCCAAGTTGAACCTCACGGTATCGCTCGCAAGAAAAGCGGCACATATGATGGTCACGCAGGATGAATTCAATCGAGATTACTTTACCACCCTCGCCTCATACATCACGCTCGGCGAGCAAGGCAGGGTGGTGCTTCATACCAAGACAGAAACGGAGGTCACGCTGGACGATGGAAGTAACGAAAGTCCCTAAAAAGATCATCACGGTCATAGAGCCGAAACGCTCCATGACGGTAGATAAAGAAAAATACAGGCAGAAGAGAGTGGCGGCGTACTGCCGAGTCTCAACAGACAGTGAAGAACAGCTTGTCTCCTACACCAATCAGAAGAAGGTGTACACTGAGATGATCGCCAGCCGTAAAGACTGGTGCTTCGCAGGCCTGTTCGCCGACGAGGGCAAGTCCGGCACAAGAGCCGACAAGCGGCCTGAGTTCAACAAGATGATCAACAACTGTCTGGCCGGAAAGATCGATTACATCATCACCAAGTCCGTATCCCGATTTGCAAGAAATACGGTGGACTGCCTCGACTATGTCCGAATGCTCAAGTCCAAAGGCATCGGCGTCTACTTTGAGGAGCAGCAGATCGATACTCTCAAGACGGATAGCGAACTGTATCTGGTCATCTATGCGGGCTTCGCACAGTCTGAATCCGAAAGCATCAGCAAGAATATCACATGGAGCGTCCGCAAGAAGTTCGAGGAAGGAACCCCGGTGTTTATGTACAAGCGGTTTCTTGGCTATAAAAAGGGCGCTGACGGTGAACCGGAGATCGTACCGAGTGAAGTGGCTATCGTGGAACGTATCTTTAACCTCTACCTGGCCGGAGAAACTGTGGACAAGATCTCCAAGATGATGCAGGCTGAGAACTATGATATTCCCGGCAAGAGCATCAGCTTCAGCAAGGGCATGATCATGAATATGCTCTCCAACGAGCGATATTGCGGAGACGCTATCCTACAAAAATCCGTCACCATCGACTGCATCGAAAAGAAGCGGAAAAAGAACACCGGCGAGGCTCCGATGTACTATGTTCAGAACAATCATCCAGCCATCATCGACCGAGTGACCTTCAACAAGGTTCAGGAAGAACTGGCAAGACGAAAAACGAAAACGCCAGGCTCCGCAAAGAGTTCCATCACATCCACCGGAAAATATTCCCGCTACGCCCTGACCGACGTCCTCATCTGCGGCAACTGCGGTACTCGCTATCGCCGTGTGACATGGTCAAGGAACGGTGTCAAGCGCATCGTGTGGCGCTGCATCAGCCGACTGGACTACGGCAAGAAATACTGCAGCGATTCCCCCACCATTATGGAGGACAAGCTACAGGAGGCCATCGTTCGAGCGGTCAACAAGTTTAACGAGCAAGATAACGCCACCTATAAGGCACTCATGAGAGCGACCATCAGCGAAGCCCTCGGCCTTAATGGAGATCCGGAAGAAGTAGATATGTTGGAGAGAAAGGTCGAAGCCCTAAACAATAAGATGCTGGCGCTTGTCAATGAGAGTGTCAGCTCCGGCGATGGCATCGAGGCCCATGAAAGCGAGTTCATGACACTGTCACAAGAAACAGAACTTCTCAAGCAGCGTATAGCAGCCATTCAAGAAAGCACTGCCAAGGATAACGGCGAACAGAGCCGCATCGAGCAGATCCAAGCCATCATCTCAGAAAGAGAAAGCAAATGCATGGAGTACGATGACGCCATCGTCCGTCAGATGGTAGAATGCATTAAGGTCTATCCTGACGGCAAGCTGGGAATCATCTTCGGTGGCGGATACCTTGTCGAAGAATCCGTCTAAGTGTAGGAGATTGAGGGATCATCCCTCTTTCTCTTTCTTTATTTCATCGTGGATGTTCTCCTGAATCGCATCGAGAGGGGCGACCTTTTGCTCTGTTGAACACTCCAACCTTGAGATGTAATTATAAATCAACTGTGCATGGACAGTTGCAACGCGCTTGGCAAGTTCCTCCTGACCTTCCTTTGAGCGCGGCAAATGAATGATTACTTCCATAGAATTTCCCCCAATCGGGCATAAGGCCGGGTGCATATTAGTAAGATGGTCAACACAGAATGAGACAAGGGTTAATTGCATAAACCGCAGGGCGCACCGCAGATGATTGTTACTCGAGGACAGGATCGTCTGCAAGGGGTTCTTCGTTTTCCTCCACAAAATCGGCCTCTGCAGCAGCCTTTCCAGAATGAAGCTTCGTCATTCGCAAGGTGTACTTGCATTTTCGGTTATAAGCAACGAGCATAGCTTCAGCGTAGCAGAGAGACCCTGCTCCGCGCTCTTTAGCGGTACGAGACAGCTGCCGAACAGACATGAAGCCAACCCTCTCCTTAAAGGTTTCATCACGAAGCTGGTCACCAAATGCTACGACCATTCTCGCAACACCAGCTAATACATTTGCCCCCAGAGAGTCGATATCCCCCTCCCATGTACCAACGCAGAGCCGCAAAGTTCGGTCAAGCACATGGTAACCATATTTGGTGTAGATCCGCTCCAGCGTGGCAACCGCACAGATCACGCCATATGCTTTGGTCGGCCCAATAGAAAGAGAATAGGATTCAACGAGCCGCTTAATAACAAGCTGCTGCTCATTTCCTGCTTCGATATTAGCCATGAATATCTCATAAGGCTTCAATGGGCGCACATGCTTCATCTGATTTGCAAAAATGTCTGCTTCGTTCTTGTAATCTAAGCTGTCATAAATCATGCACCAAACAGGAGTCTCCCGCGAACCGGATACAGTAGCAACGATCTCTATGGTGTGCTGACCATTAAAGACATAGTTGACACCATCACGGCGGCTCACCTTTACCGGGTTGATTTGGTTCAGGTCGAAATCCTCGATGGCTTTTTCAACCTGAGCCTGAGACAATGGCCGCTGGTATTCCTGATTAGAAACGAGATTTTTGATCGGGATCTGCTCGAAGTGGACATTCGGAACAAATCTGCTGAAGTCTTGCATTAGTCTACCTCCCTGATTTCTGAGAGCATCTCGGACACCTTCTCCTGTAGCGACAACAGCGCCTCCTCAAGTTTGCTTTTTGCACTCGTTGAAGCGGCGTTCATATCCGCATTGTTTCTGGCTCGCTCGATGGAACTGACCCATGACGGAACGGTCAGAGTCAAACCGGCGATTTCGGCATCCGGGTCGTGCATAGGGGGAATTTTGATAAGAGGTAAAGTTTCCTGCATAGATTCAACTGGCTCCTCATCTGTATCAGCAAATTCTTTTCGCGTATCACTATAACTGGTGAAGGGGTGTTGCAGGTCCTCAGGTTTTGACCCAATTCGCCTGATCTCTTCCGGCGGCATTTTCGAAAGGGCCACAAGGTTCTCGTGAGATATTTTGAAAGTGCCAGAAAGCACTTTGCCAGGAAGTTCGGGGTCTGCCTGTCCAACAACGTCTAATGCCTTACTGAAGATCGCATACTTCTGCACAGATCCAGTAGATACATTGTATTGAGCGCTGAACTTCTGGGCTGTGCGCCGAAAAGTATCGCCTCGCTCACCCTTGTTTCTCCGCTTATACTGGTTGAACCCATTGATGTTGGGCGGATGCTTACGCGCTACTTTCTCAAGTTCATACTGCTTTCCAATGAGATATCGTCTGGTTTCCTCCGTGATATTTCGGCGGCCGAGCTGATTGCTGCAGATCCAGACAATCGCTTGCTCTCGGTTCTCAAATGGCATCTCTCGTATAGCATAGGGAATGTGAAGTCGATTGCATATCTCGTAACGGTTATGACCATCAACAATGATGTTATTCCATGTGATGATTGGCTCTCTGCAACCGTCTACTGCAAGATTTACTTCGAGTTGAAGATACTCATCTTTCCGTAAAGGTCGAATGAGCGTCTTAAATTCCGGGTCGATCTCCAACACCGCAAATCCTTTATCCATCGCTGGGAGGTCTCCTCTCATTTTTCTTTAAGGTTTTCATGGAGAAATAGGCTACTCTGTTTGCAACATCCACCTCTCCGCTCATACGATAACTGTATTGGAAGTCGAGAGTTCCGATCATGTTGACCAAAGCACACAGGAGTGTATTACTGTAGAACTCAATAGAATAATGGCGTGATGTTTGAACCAACTTCACTCGGTTGGAGGTGCCACCAGCGAGGGGCCGATCTGAGCCAAGTACAGCAATGAACATTTCTTCTGGATTGACCAGAAATTGAACATATTGCGGATTCCCCATTTTGTTCAGGGTGGACTTATGTATGCGAAAGCGATTCCACTTTAAGTCAATGGTCATGATCGCGCTGTTATCCGTACTACCCATTTACACTCCCCTCCTGCACAGGTACCTCTGGTTGATATGCGGTATGGACTGATGTGACATTTTCCACGGATGCCGTGGAGGATACAGAGCTATCCTTGATTCCATAAATCGCGTATCCGTCAAAGATATTGATCTGCAGAGATTTCTGGTGTTCACGATAGGGCAAACCGAACTGATCCTTCCAACCGGCTGGGAATACAGGTGTACGCGCAGTCTTGGGCTTGCCTCCGTCTTTTGCAATACGCTGATAAATCTCGGAGGCGTTCAAGTCGAATACAATCAGATACTCATCATTAGCATGGATGACCTTGCCAATCAGCTTGTACCTGTAATCAATATTCCAGTCCATCAGCTCAAAGAGCTTTGCAAAGAAGAACTTACCCGTCACCTGACGGGGCCGCCTCTTCCCACCAGATGTGTTGCACCACGCGAATGCGTCTCGCTCTGACTCGGCGCAAGGGCGTAGCGCAAGAATGTGCGACTCTCGATTGATCAAGAGTTGGACACAGTCTGCATGGGGAAACTTGTTCAAGCAAGCAGTATTGACATAAACTTTGTAATTGTTGAAGGTGATAGACGGCTCGAAAGTATGAGCGAAGAACTCCCTACGAACCACCTGATACCCATCAAAATCGAAGTCGTCACTAAGTTCGATCACATCGCCTGGTGCCGATGCGTCGATTGTCATTGGCGTGTCCGCATCCTCCTTAAAGGTAATGGTAGTTTCATCATCGACATTACCGAATTGAGTATTCTGCAGCATCGGTGAGATGAAAGAAACCTGATTCTCTACTTCCATTCTGCTCTCCTTTCATTCGTCTCTGACAAGATCCAGCGCATCTCCAATCTGGCGTAGGCTCATGCTGAGATAGCGACAAAGCCGTCTGAGTTGTTCCGTGTTATACCCTGCCATGATCACATCCTGCTCGGCTTCGGACAAATCAGAAAAGCATCTGTTGACATGTATACCATCACGAACCACGCGGTAGTACACTCCATCAAGATTCCGAAAGATTGGAATATTGTTTTTTTCAGGCATTAAAATCCACCTCTTCCTTCTGCTTTATGGGGGCTAATTGCTCTGCTATGAATCGCTGCATTTCATCAAACTTGGTGACTTGAAGCTTCTCACCGGTTTCAAAGAGTTGGCCTTCCAGCCAAAGCTTCCATGCATCTTCACTTTGTAATTCTGGTGAAGATGAGGTAAGTCTGTGAGAATAAAAGTCACTCCCAAACCTGTCTGCCAGTTTCTTCGGAACTGCCCGAACACGCTTTCCTGATACGGAAAGAGGAGAAAGCTCACCATTGCCGCTGATGGGAGAATCTGTCCCCGTCATGAGATAGGACTGGATAAAAATCTCGGGTTCACTCAAATCAAATAGGAACACCGAATCCCCTTCGTTTTGGAGGAGTCTACCATAGGCCCTGAACTTAAAATCGGTTTCCCAATCGAGCAGTTCGAATAGGGTTCCACCAAATGCGGTACATGGTATCTCTTTGGCATAGTATTTTCCATCGTCAGGTCTTGACCACTGTACGCACTGGCGAGAATCCTTAGAGGCGCGACGAACAGCGAGCTTCCGCAATCCCGGATGGATCAGCAGTTCAACTTTGTTGTCCTTCCCAAACTGCCTGACGCAATCTGTGCTGAACTTGATTTGTTTGCTCTGAAATAAGACATACGGTCTTTTGTTCGCATCAAAGAGAGATGAATTCGTAACTTCAAAGCCGCGCAAATCAAAATCTCCAGCTGCCACCTCGAATGTGGCGTCACCCTCCGCAGGCTGGCCGTAATATGTATCGTCCGTGTAGACACTCATAGAAGCCTGTAAATAATCGGCTGCCTTGAAACCTGCCCACTTAGGGCTAATCGTGACAAATCCTTTCAGAACGCCAGATTCAATCACCCGAAGCTCCGGCAGAATAGACTTTCCGCCGTATTTCGCATTATTGATCATGTGCTGGACGGCTATATAATCGTCCCGCGACACGATTGCCTCGTGTTCTCCTTTATACAGGCTCTGCTGCCGTTCTCCTCTGTTTTTCTTGGACTTATGACTAATCACATCAGGCGTGAATGTCTTTCTTGTGAGAACATCACCACAATGCCGCTCATTCCTCAAGACCTGAATTACGGTGCCGGAAGTCCACTTGGAATTACCAAGGAATGTCCTCTTACCAAGTGCCTCGAGGGTTTTTGCAATATGCGATGAAGAATATCCGGACAGATACATGTAGAATATGAGCTTTACGGTCGGCGCTTCGTCCGGATTGATCACCAACTTGCCGTCAGCATCATGGGAATAGCCCAACAGCTTGGGTGTCAGAGGAAGTCCTCCATTCAACCGCTGAGCAAGCGAAACTTCCATACTGCGGCTTCGAATGCGGGACTCGTTTTCCGCGATGGAAGCCAAAAAAGACAGCGGCATGTTTGTATCCTCGTTCAGCGAGAAGATGCATTCACTCTCAAAGAAAACGCCCACTGGATTGCGAAGTCCCGCAAGATTACGCACCATGGTAATGCAGTCGACCGTATTTCTGGCAAGACGCGAAACCGATTTGGTAATAATCAAGTCGATTTTTCCGGCTCTGCTGTCAGTGAGCATTTGGTTTAGCTCAACGCGGTGTTTTGTCGAAGTGCCCGAGATTCCTTTATCGGCGTAGATCTTTACAAGCTTCCAATTGGGATGCTTCAAGACGAACTCTTCATAATAGTTCTTCTGAAGTTCATAGGAAGTTTCCTGACCGAGATTATCAGTTGAAACTCGGACGTAGACCGCAACACGCTGATGAATATCGGCATCGTAGAAATCGACCTGCTTCTTTGCCGGATAGATGACATCTGGCTCTCTCCGATTCGAGTATCGCTTATGTACTTTCTCGCGTTCTGCTTGATCAGCGGCTTTCTTGGCTGATTTACTCATGGAGCGCACCTCTCATATCCAGCTCGTCATCAGGCAGGATCTTCCAGTCAGGGGTTGGGAGAAAACAAGGCTCTCGAAGATCGTCGCGATAATACGATGCCAAAGTGTATAGATCTTCTGATATGAAGTAGATGCCAACAGGAGGCTTGCGAGCAGCGAGCATTCTTGCGCAAATCGCCATTTCTTGAGCATCTCTGGACACATTGCTGACCTTCTGTGTGATTATGAGGTCGACTTTCCCCGCATCGCAGTCAGACAGGAGTTCAGACCATGCTGTAGAGTTCTCCATATACGGAGCGGTCGATCCATTGTCAATATAGAAACCTACAAACTCCCACATAGGATACTGAGCCAGCGTAGCACGAAAAACCTCTTTGTTGCGTTCGAGATATTCCTCGTCTCTATATTTCGTCTGGTTGAAAAAGCGGATGTACACTGCAACCTTGAACGGGATCTTGGGGTTCGGTACTTCGTGGCGGATAGTTTTCAACCACTGCCTGTGTTGTGCCACAAGGGGTGATACCATGTTTTCTCCCAGGCACAGGTCAAAGGAGGGATACTCAGTCTCTTCGAGTCCTTGTTCAGTACCTAAAGGCAGCAGTTTCGTGTTTTCCATGTTTTCCTCCGGCATTTGGGCAAGCCCTTTTGGGTGAATTATAGGGAAAATGCTTAAAAATAAGAAGATACCATAGGTCAGCATCTTGACCTATGGTATGGAAATGACAAAAAAATTATCGGATTGGTCACCCAATCCGATAATTAATCATTATTCTGCTTCTTATGCATGGAGGCTTTGACCTCTCGGACAATCTTTAAGATGGTTTCCATCTCACTGGCCGAGCAGTCTTCAAGGAGCTCCGCAAACTCACCTTGATAGATTGCTTTGACCTCCGGTACATCTGGGCGGAGCAAATAGTCTGCAGATACCTGAAGGGCTTCCGCCACTTTGACGAAAGTCTCAAGTTGCATCCCCGTTTTTCCTCGTTCGATGTTGCTAATCAGCGGCAGTGAAACAGAAGCTTCGACTGCCAAATCCGCTTGGCTCATGCCTCTGCTGATTCGAACAGCTTTGATGCGTGAGCCGACCAGCTTCAGATCTTGTTGTTCATACATGACCAGCTCACCTCCCCTTCGCCGGATATAAGCTAACGACTATAATTTAAGTTAGTATATAATATGCGAAGGTCAAGTTTATATAATCGTACCGCTATAAAATAACGGTTCAAATATAATTGAGTTGCCAAAATTTTTAAGGAGGTTTCTCTATGCAACTCAATTACTATGTCCTTGGTCAAAGAATCCAAAAAATCAGGAAGAACAAGCGTATCTCCCAAGCGGTGCTGTCCACCATGATCGACAAGTCCGCTGGATACATCAGCTATCTCGAGTGCGGTACAAAGGTTATGAGTCTCGAAACTTTTGTTGGCATCGCCAATGCGCTGGAGGTGTCGACTGATACGCTCCTGAACAGGCAGCTCACGGGTGCGACTGAGATGTCTAATGCCGAGGCGCAGAAAATCTTCGCCAACTGCACCCCGTATGAAACCTATGTCCTGTTGGATGTACTGAAAACAACCAAGAACGCTCTACGCTCGCACCACCATCTCCTCAAGGATGAGTGGTAATCATTTTATCAACTGAATATCAAATAGCAACAGACCACAGGTTAAGAGATTGACCTGTGGTCTGTTGCGTGCAAAAAACGATTATGTTTTCGCCCAAAACGATTATGATTTGGGCTTTTGCGAGATTTTCCATTCTATTGATGCTATAATCCGGTCAAGCCAGAAAGGATGAGGATGTATGATCTATTACACCGGCGATATTCACGGCAGTGCGAAAGGAATCGTTGCTTTTGCCCAACACTATGAGCTCACAGAATCGGACATCATCGTCATCCTTGGCGATGTCGGAGCGAACTATTACGGCAACAGGCGAGATCGGTATTGCAAAGATGCGCTTGCCAAAATAAAGCCAACCGTCTTCTGTGTTCACGGAAACCATGAACGGCGTCCAGACACTCTCGCGGGCTATAAGCAGAAAGAATGGAATGGTGGCCTTGTGTGGTACGAGGATGAGTATCCGAACTTACTCTTCGCCAGGGACGGAGACGTCTTCACTATGGAAGGGACTCGGCATCTGGTCATCGGCGGCGCTTATAGCGTAGACAAATACTACCGACTGGAAAACAATATGCTGTGGTTTGCAGATGAGCAGCCCTCGGCAGAAATCAAGACATATGTGGAAGATCAAATCACGAAAAGCAGAATTGACATTGTTCTCTCTCATACCTGCCCCTATAAGTACGAACCGCGAGATGCGTTTTTATCCATGATCGATCAGAATACGGTTGATGACAGCACAGAGCGATGGCTCGATGGAATAGAAGAAAAAGTAGATTACAAGGCATGGCTTTGCGGACACTGGCACATAGAGAAGCAAATTGACAAGCTTCGCTTCCTGTTCCACGATGTTGTGTCACTGGAAATGATAAAGCGAGGTTTCAAATGAGTCGTTTCAAGAGCAATCTCTACACTGTTGAGCGCCGAGTATGGAGAAACCACAAGCTGTGCTGGATTCAGAACGATGACTTCACTCTCTTTTCAGGACATCACAAAACGAAAATCAAAGAGGAAGATCTCCCAGAATGGTATGTCTTTGGCAGATACTATAAGCTGTGGGGCTTCCTCTCCACAAAAGGTATTACCGACTTGCAGTACATCCCGAACCTGTGGATCAACCACTTCCTGAAAGATGACTGTCTCCTGATCTCCTATAGCGGTAAAATCGAGGAACATCCAGACAGCATCGGTTTTGAAAAATACAGCGGCGTTGATGAGCGAGTGTGGGGCAACGAGATCCTCCATGTGTTGAAAGGCGCAAGGATGTTCTCGCAATATGATATCGCCCCTATCATAGAGCAGATCCGCGAGAAGCAGCGCATTCTCATTGAGAACTACCCGGACGAGTTCGGACCCCACAAGTGGAGTTTTGATCTCGATAAATGGATGGCAGAAGAGTACCACTCAGGCCGCCCAACCTATTACAGCAAAGCCATCACAGAAAAGAGAGAAGCAGAGCTGCGAGAACTATATGACAAAAGAGGACAGACAAATGGATGAATGCCAACACGCAATGGAGGAACTCCGCAATATAGTCGAGGGGATCAGCAAGCTGCGAGACACAGCATACGCGCACTACTCTTTATTGGTCGAACGGGTGCTGAAGGATCAAATCACCGACGAGCAGCAGTTAGAACAAATCATGGATGGCCTCTGCGATTTCTGCGATGAGATCCGCTTCATCGATCTTTATCGAAGCCTTTGCCGACACATCTATTACCAATATCCGCAGCTCGTGGGAGAGCATGTGGCTCTTTTCCGTGCGCTGTTTGAGGGGCCCGATGGGAAATGATTTGAGAGAAGATGTATGGAGGTAACCTTCAGTGAAGGTGGCAGATACACGTTTGCCTGCTACCGCCTCACATATGAAGAAAGCAAGTCTCCAGATAGGATTGCAAAGATCAAAGCCGATCTTGCCTCAAAGGAGAAAGATGGGTATTCCATTGCAATCACTTATGACGCATCTCCCACCCCACCAACGTGGGACACATTCGCCAATTCCTTATTATGTCTGGACGGAAGACTTGAGATGTGGAAGCTAATGCAAGAGAGTTGGCCACATCACAAAGCGGTCGAAGCGCAGAAAGGAGTGAGTAAGATGAGCACATCATATTTCATTTTTACGGAGGTTCTGGCAAATGATCAGTGGCATTGTATCAACCCCCAAGTGATGAAGTTGCTGCCTATCGAACATCTCGTTCTTGTTCCAACGCTTCGCTCGGACAGCAGGTATCAGTTTGAAAAAGCATACCGGCAGCTTGAGTGCGATGGACACCCGTTCACAGTAGACAAAATGTCAAGAAATCTACAGGCATCGGTGAACGACTGGCTTACCCCAGAGGACAGTGTCCGAATTGCCGTTTGCTACGATGACATCTTGAAGCTACTGAATACTTCCGGCAAAGAACATTCTGCATTTGCTCTTCGATCTGAAGTAGCTGCCTTTCAGAATGATGAATCCGATAATATTTTGGACTTCGTCTCAGTAGACGAATATCGGAAGATGGAGGATGAACTCAAGAAGGCTTATCAATATTTCGAATGGAATGACCGCTCCGGTGCGTATCGCTATTATGAGGAGATCCAAAAGAAGGTCGCCGCACAGGTCAAGGATTGGAAAGCGATAAACCCTCGGGCAGAAATCACCTCTGTCCGAATAATGCTTTTTTCAACCTAAAGGAAAACACACAGGAGGGTTTCAGATGCAATCGAATAAAGAATCGAACCAAAAGCTGATTGAGCGATTTCCGTTTTTAATACCTCGTAACCGCTGGACAGGAAAAATTCCAGAGGATTACGACTATTCCTATACGGAACTGGATTCCATGCCTGATGGCTGGCGAAAGGCTTTTGGGGAGCAAATGTGTGAAGATATCCGTGAGGAATTGGTACGTGCCGAATATCTCGACCAATACCGCATTACCCAGATCAAGGAGAAATATGGAACGCTCTGTTGGTATGACTTTGGCGGTACAGAGCGGATGCTTCGTGACATCATACCCAAATATGAGCACCTATCTGCGAGAACTTGCATCAGATGTGGGAACCCTGCAACAAAGGTTTCTATTGGCTGGATCAGTCCCTACTGTGACACTTGTGCTGGCAAAATCAGTCATGCCGAGAGATTTATTTCCATTGAGGAATGGCTCGATAGAAGCAGTGAAGTAACATCGAAAAGGAGCCTAAATGAAAAAGATACCCACTCTCTTTGAACGAGAATTTGAAAACCATCGAATTGTCCGGATACTGCCAAATATCAGCCCTGACCTTGCTTGGGTCATGGCCGGCGACGGCGTAGCTACCATCAAATGGGACGGCGCCTGCTGTGCGGTCATCAATGGTGTTTTCTACAAAAGATACGATGCAAAACATGGAAAGCCTGTCCCGCCTAACGCAATCAAGTGTCAGGAGAACGCAGACCCTGTCACTGGCCACTTGCCTTGTTGGGTACCTTGTGACCGAACTGCAACCGGCGACAAATGGTTCTGGGATGCGTATGACAGAATGGGAATCGTACCGGATGGAACATATGAGACCATCGGCCCACATTTCAGAGCAAACCCATACAACCTCGATGCCGATGTACTCAAGCCCCACGGTAAGGACATTGTTATATTGGATCGGAGCTTTGAAGGCATCCGCACTTATCTGGAAACCCATGTGATTGAGGGGATCGTCTTCTGGAAAGATGGACACCCTCGGTGCAAGATCAAACGCAAGGATTTCGGGTTCCCGTGGGGAAGATGATTGCTTAAATTGGAAGATTCCATTAGAGGTACGGCAAAGCACTTGGCGATAGGAGGCGCACCACATGAGTAAATGGCTCGGCTACACAGTAGAGCTATTCTCCAATGGTCAATGGTTCAACATCGATCAGTGGCATCGACACGCAAATGGAGAACTCAGACACCGCTATCTGTATACTGCGCCTGAACGAGATATCTTCTCCAGCGCACATGATGAGCTGGCTCTTAGTAAAGAGAGAATCTGCTTTTCTGACCTGGCGGCAGAAACTCAGGATATCATCTGCGCAGAAAATCCAGCATTCGAACGCAGTACATTCGACTCATGGGATTTTTTCATTTGGGGCAACCTCTCTGACTTGGAGATGCTACTTCAAAAGCCTGTTGAGAATGAAAACGATGGATACATTTCAAAGGATTTACTCAAAGGGCTGCTTGTCAGGATTCAAGACCAAATCCAGATTTTTCGACAGACCATCCCGTACTTCGTGACTGATAGGTCATCGGAAATGCCAATCAGGATCATTATCTGTGAGTTGTGATCTTTTGATAGCTATTCGCTCTGAAATATGGTAATTGTTCGTGTTACAGAAAAGGAGGTGGAACACCATGATTTATGTAATGTCCGATATTCATGGACAAAAGCGACGCTTTGATTCCGTCATGAAGCAAATCAACCTACAGCCCGAGGACACCCTCTATGTCCTTGGAGATGTGATAGACAGAAACCCGGATGGCATCAAAATCCTTCGTCAGATCATGGCGATGTCAAATGCCAAAATGCTTCTGGGTAACCACGAATTAATGATGA